AAACAGGCTTTCATTCCGAATAAGTCAGGGAAGGTTATTCCTGCGGATAAGGCCAGTAATGGCGCTGCAAATATATCGGTAACAATTATCCATACAGGCCAACCATTCTCAGTTGAAGACCAGAGAGTCAAACAAGGAAATGATGGACAGATGATGCTAGAGCTAATCACTCGAAGCATAGATGAGGGAAGCACTGTAAGCCAAGCAATTGAGCGAAACTTTAATACAAATCGCAGAGCAAGAGGTGGTTACTAAATGGGTGACTTTAACGAAGAAATTATTGATTACCCTCGCGGTATGCCATTACCGATTAGGGCAGACAAAAACATGACCATCGATACGGGATTTAGGACTGACCAGCCACAGGTTGGCGCTCCTATTTTCCAACCTCTGACGGATGATTTAAAAACCGTTTGGAGTGTGCGGTGGGTATTGAGGCGAGAGCAGGAAAGGCGCTTTGCTCAATGGCTGCGAAGCCCTAACTATCTTGATAACGGTAAGCGTTGGTTTCGGATGGAGATTGATTTGGGCGGTAGTGGACTGCAAGAGCAAATAGTTCACTTCGTTCAAATGCCAGTGCAGACCTCGATAGTTGCTGGCGTGGTGACGTGGACGGGAAGCATTATTTGTCGAAAACTGAACAATACAGATGATGAGTTCGGAGACCTGATAGTCGAGTTATTGCCTGAAGAATGGGGCCTACTCGATATCGTCGTCACTGAGCGCTTACCGAGATGCAAGGGGGGAGAATGAAGTTAAGAGAGTACCGAGCGCAACGACCGATGCGCGTTATTTACGAGACTATCCAATTTTCACATCCCTCATTCGATGATATTTATTTTGTTAGTTTACAGGAAACTCCAAAGGTTCTAGGCGGTATAACATTCCTACCATGTAACTTCGAACTCGCGGAAAGCCAGCAAAGTAAAACACCCATCATTGACGCATCAGTTAAATTTAGTCGAATGGCACAGGATTTTAAGCAACAACTTAAACTCTGGCGCTCTTACGTGAGAATGACACCAATAGTAGCAACGTTCAGGCTATTTGATTCTGCTGATAAAGATAACCCAATAAGCGAATGGTCACTGTACGTGAAAGACTGCTCACTTGATGCCGAGTCGGTCACTGTCACGCTGTCGATGAATAACCCACTAAATAAAAACGTTGGGCGCATTTACACGATGGAAGAATTCACAGGCTTGGAGACTGTTTAATGACGAGAAATGAATTCATAAACAAGATGATAGGTAAGCCGTGGAAGAATCGGGCGTGTACGTTTGAAGCGTGTGATTGTTGGGGCTTGGTGGTCTTGTATTTTAGGTACGTACTAGGTACGGAAATTCATCATGACGCTGGCTACGAATCGGACCATGATTTTGTAACCTGCTATGAGAATGAAGTCGAATTCTGGCAACGTACCGAGCATCCAGTAGATGATGGGATATTCATTGGTTATCGCGGCTCTCAGCCAGCGCATATTGGATTAATTATCGATGGCAATGCATTTCATAGCAGGGGCGAAAACGGGGCTGTAAGAATGGATAGGCTCATTGTGCTTGAGAAGAAATTCACGAAATTGGAGTTTATGAAATATGCCGATAGTTGAAATTCAGCGAATAGCGGGAACACCTAAAGAAAGAGTCGATTTAAAAGTCGGCTCTTTTTTTTATAGCGATTTTCTAGTGCATCAGCAGTTGCATAGTGACGTTGTCATTCTCGTTAACGGTCGTGAGTTGCAAGAAGATGATGAGTTAGATTTCGAAATAACACCGACTCACTTTATTCAAGTGTTCGACCAACCAAAGGGCGTTATCGGTGACATTCTGAATCCAGTGTTTAACCTTGTCACGAAAGTATTCTCGTTCCTCGCACCAAAAACACCGTCATTTTCTGCTGCGGAGTCGAATGTTAAAGACAGCCCAAATAACCGACTCACAGGACAAACGAACGTTGCTCGAGCATATCAAGCAAGACCAGAAATTCACGGTCAAGTAAGGGCGTTTCCTGACCTCATTCAGCAGTCAATGTTTGAGTACAATAACAACCTAAAAACCGTAACTGAGTGGCTAAACATCGGCATTGGCGAGTATAAAACGGAAAGCATTCGATTTGCCGAATCTGATTTTACCGCGATGGCTGGCGCTAGCTACAAGATATACAGGCCGAAAGAAGTTATCCCACTAATTAATGAAGGGTTTGAATTCCCTGATATCGACGGTCAAGAATTGCCGGGGACTAACGAAAGTAAAGATATTCCGCAGCAAACAGCGACAGCAAACGAAGTGGTTTCAGGTGAGATAAAAGGTGGCGAAGCGGCGATAAAAATCGTTAAGCAAGATGAGTTCGAATACTTCTACGAACTGACAAAGCCGCGCTCTATCTCAATGACTGTGAATGTGAGTTACGACACTCCGCAGGGTTCAGTGACTAAAGATGTGAAGATAGATGCACAACTCGTTGACGCAAAAGAAAGCGATGATGGGGCGCTGATTGGCAAAATATATTATTACGAATTCTTTTTCACAAACTTAACTGGCACTGACTTAGCACAACTTCCACCTAGCGCAGTAGTGAACACAACGAAATTCATTCTGTATGACAACCAGTTTTTAACAGTGGGCCCGTTCTTTTCTCCTGTTGACGGTGACCAGATGTGGATTCATCTGCAAGCGCAACTTGGTGGCGGTGATAACTGCAATGCAACTGTCGAAATCTGGAAGATAGACACGGATAACGAGGAAATAGCAGGCACTCGCCAAAGCTTTAATACTGCGCTAAGTGCTAATAATGGTGCGCGAGTTTATTACAAAACGAACAAAGTGACGCTTAATTCAGGTCGTGGACGTTACGCCGTGCAACTCACTCGGCGCAATAACAGCAGTGACCAGAGCATCATGAAAATCGAAAACGCTCACATAGTCAGGGTTCGTGAAAATGTCGTTTTTGAGAATGATACGATTGTTAATGTGTCTGTGAGAGCAACGGAAGCACCAACTGGAGCGAGAGAGCGGAAATATAACTTGCTGGCCACACGCATGGTTATTTCGTATGACCGAGTATCAAAGCAAGTTGATTATACGCTAAGGCCATCACGAAGTTTTGCTGATGCCGTGTTGCACACTTGGCTAATTACCGCAGGTGAAAGTGAGAGGAATATCGACATCGACGGGCTGTATCGAATTTACGATAACTTGCCAGATGAGCGGCTTGGATATTTCGATTACACATTCGACGACGAAGATATTTCCCTTGGCCAGCGCATCGAAACTATCTGTAACGCCGCGCGGGTAACCGCTTATTTCGACAATGCCGTGCTGACATTCTCGCGGGAGCAGTCGAGTGAGTTCCCAATGACCACATTCAATCGCTCCAACATCACAGGTAACGATATGAAGATATCGTATGACATGTCGATGCCTAGCGGATATGACGGGATTGAGCTTGAGTATGTCGAACCGGTTCGCAATAAGAAAGACTACATCCGCTTTCGAGTTGATGAAAACGGCATTACTGAAGGCTTATCGCGCACGCCGAATAAGATAGTTTTACAGGGTTGCCGTAATCGCTATCAAGCAATGGACAGAGCCTTGTTAGAAGCTAACCGACTCATTCACCAACGAACAAGTATCAATCTAACCACGCTTGCAGATGGTGGGAACGTGTACCCATCAGACATGGTACTGATAGCGGATACCTATGATTCAAATCAGCAAGCAGGTTACATCACAGAGCGAAACGGAGATGTATTCACAACCAGTGAGAAAGTCAAATTTGACAAGGAAATGTGGGTATATCTCACTGATTCGATGGGATACACAACACAGAAGTTTAAGGCGGAGCCTAGGCCAGATACTGAGTTCGGCTTTATCGCAAGTGTGCCTGAAGATATCGAACTCAATTTCTATGATGGGTACCAGAAGCAATCACCTTCTAGATATGTGATAGCAACATCAGTTGAACTCGAAAACATCAAATGGGTGATAACCGATAAGCGCCCGCTAGGTGGCGAACGCTACACAATAACTGCAACCGAATATTTCGACGCAAAAGCCGACTATAACGCATAACAGCAATCATTAACCAACAAGCCAGCCATTAGAGCTGGCTTTTTTATTGGAAAAAATAAGCATGAGACAAAATGTAAAGCCAACACAAGAACCAGTTCCGTCATCGAACATCAAAGACCTTTTCTTTAACTCAGGACTTCTTGATATATGGACTACATCACTAGAGCATAAATACATTGACCGATTTGGAAATTGCCATTTAACAGCGGCGGGCATGGAGTGGTTATTCAAAGAGTTGGTCGAGAAATTTAAAGTCGATATGAATACGGCTATCGTCGCAGCTGGATATATTACGATTGATAGCTTCCAGCAAGGTGCTGATTTACCAAATAATGAATTAACTCAACGCAACCACATTCTTCGAGATGAGGCTACTGGCGAATATTATCGCTGGGATGGTGATTTACCAAAACAAGTTCTAGCAAGCTCAACACCGCAATCTACGGGTGGAATTGGCAAAGGAGCTTGGGTTAGTGTTGGTGATGCTAGCTTGAGGGGAGACCTAAGTAAATTAACAGGCGCAGGGTTAGTTAAAACTGAATCTGGCGACAGCGTACAGCACGAAATTAGCAAATTAACCCTAAAATCCGAATCTGCAATGACATTATTTCCAAGTTCATTAATGTCATTTAATGAGAAAAGAATGGCAATTGAGATTATCAATTCAGATCCCAACAGTATTGGTCAGATAAATACATACAGGAAAACAAAATCAGGGTGGTGGCTACGAGAAAGACTCGTGACAGGTGGTTATTCGGGCGGCGATAGTTTACCGAATAATGGGTGTCCAGTGTGGAGATTGGGGCAGTCATTCATCGCGCCTCACTTGCTGACAATGAAAAGCTCGTTGTCTGCAAGGAGTGAAACAGGTATAACATCTTACTCAATGATACCTAGGCAATTTATCAACGGTAACAACAAAAATAGCGTTAAATTTCATCAAATCCAAGGGGGAGGAACAGGAACACTATTTGTCGAGTTTGAAACTAACACCAAGTCTAATTATATTAATGTGTTGCTTGCAGGAACGGCGTCAACTAACAGCGCAATAAAAGCCGAAGTAATGCTAGGTGATAAAATTTTATCTACAGAAACAGTTGATTCAACAACAAACTCAGCAAGCTTATCGACGTTCATTTATCAACTAAAAAACCCAAGACCAGGCGAAAGTCTTAAAGTTAGATTTACAACCACAGGGAATGCATGGGCGTACATAGCGGGTATAAATGCAATATTTGACACTGATATATCTGATGATATAGATACAATAAATTACGCGATATACAATCAAAAATATTTGATCAGACCTACTCAAACAGGGGCAATGTGCTATGTGTTTAAGGAGCAGGAATCGGGATTATTTGGTGGTGAGAGCCACGGCGGAGAGACTCCATCATTACAAAAAGTAATTGTGGATAATAAAGAAGCGACACTTGAAAATAACACAATGTTTTCTTGTGAGTCATTTCGAGTTATTCAAGAAACGCAAATAAAGTGGAGTGAAACTAAAAAAATAGATTGCTATACAGAGCATAGATTTAACTCGGATGGCACGCATGAATTTATTGGTTCATTTGTACCAACAGAAGGGCTTAAAGTGTCTACAGCTTATTGCCCAATGTTTACAGTCAATAGCACTTATTACAGGAAAATAAAATTACCTGAATTTGTCAACATGAGTAACTTTGCCAATGG